GCACCATTTATTTTAGCAAAATCCCATCCAAATTCTAAAAGTACAGTATATCCAGGACGCATATAAAGAAGTTCTAATTCTTCTAATTGTCTGATGTCCCAGCAGTTAAATGTTACTGTTGCCTCTTGAAGTGAACCGTATGCTCCTTTTGATTGAATCGATACATTTGTAATACCGGGCATTGGTTTAATACCTGTTCTATTTGGGTTACTTTGTTGAGATATATTACTATATGCATTTGACTTGCTTCCTAAACCATTTTTTTGAGTAAATACATCTACTGTATTACCCTCTTTGGTTTCTTTTGTGGAATGATTTAAAGTTCCCCCTTGTAAAACATAATTTTTTGCTAAGTCAGATGATCCTTCAAAATTAACTCCAGACGTCATTCGCACCCAAGCTGAGCGAGAATTTAGTTGGTGAAGGAAAGCGGGAGTTCTAGCAGCCATCCCATCTTGTCTGCGTTTTAATTCAGTTTGAATAAATGCCGGGAAGGTTTCTCTAAATATTGACATAACATTTTATTTATTATTATTTCCGAATATAGTTAAAACATTGTTTATATCCGTAGGTATGCGTAATTGTGTTCCAGGTATAGGAAACATAGATCCTATCGTACAGTTATTGTTTATAGCAGATATAACCCACCATAAAGATGCGTCTTGATAATAAGTATAAGCTATTAAGTCTAATCTATCTCCTTCTACAGTAACAACATATAAATCATTAGCTGCTGGTGGTATAATGGGAAATTGTTTAGCTTTGTAGTATTGTTTTCCCGCACCAAATGGAGAATCAATAGTTGTAGTTAATATGTCTGCTTTATTATATATCATTATTGTGGTATTCTAATAGGAACAATATCATTTATAGTAGCTCCTTGTAAAGGAGTAAGACCAGCACTTCTAGTTACAAGTGCGGTTGGTATCCCATCTGAGTTTTTACCTTTTGGGATTTTATGGTCATCTCCAAATACATCTGTTAACCACTGGTTTTGATTACTTTGTCTATCTGCCATAAATGCCGGTAGATTTTTCCAATCGTTTACTATATTTCCACCTGTATCTTTTACTTGATTTAAAGTTCCTGGGAATTTGCGAGGGACAAAGTCATGAATAGGGGCAAATGTCATTTGTATAGTCATTACATGTGGTAATTCATATAAATTCCCCCCAGTTTCAGGTTCGTCTATTGCTATTTCCCAAGGTGAATCATTACCTATGGAATATGTTAAATTTTTAATTATTCCTGGTTGTCTAAACATATAATCACCCAATGTTAATTTCATATATGGGGCCCTCATTATGTTATTACTATAATCCGGCATTGTATTTGAATATAGATAATTTAATTTTTGCCACATCGGTCTTAATTCATCTTCAGACATTGCCGCTACTTGAAGAGTAAATGAAATATTTCGTTCAAATCCTTTGTAAATATAAAAAGGTTCTCCACGTCCTACATAATTAACAGTATTCCAAGATGGATTTGGTGTATCTGTAATGTCCTTAAGATACGAACGAAAGATCATCCAGACACTATTTGTTGGAGAATCATTGTCAACAGCTTCAATTCTAAATTTAATTAAATCTCTTACTCTAGTTGGTCTTCCCTTTCCTGGTATATTAATATAGGAAGATCCAGGAGCATCTGAGGCATAGTATAATGGAGTTAGGTTAACTTCATCTACATGGCCTGATCCTTCGGATTGAGCTAATCCTAAGCGAGAATCTATATTAAATGTTTTTAAATCTAAGTTTTTATATTTAGATTTCCCTGTTATTGTAAATTTTATAGGAGAAGTAACTGTATTTTCTTTATTAACGGTTCCAACATCTAGACTTCCTGTATTAAGGATAACATAAGAAGTTCCTATTTTATTATTAGTTGTTTGATTATCAATTGCTTTTTGTAATGCTGTATAATTTTTAGCAGTACCATAGTTAATAACACCTTGATCAAATTGACTATTTTCTGTAAAGTTATTAGTTCTGCCTTCTTGAGGTGGAAGAATATTATTATTTGCTTCTATTAAAGCAACATTATTATCTAAATACTGTAGTGATACTCCTTGAGCATTATAATAATTAGGGTTAACGGGTCCATATAGATACCCATTATTATTTAAAGGAACAAGATTATTTAATATAATACCGTCTTGGTCAATTTGAAGTGAACCAGTTAATGGTAAATAAGATCCATTATTTAATGTTTTGTAAACATAGGGAATTGTAGTAGTTCCAATCCCATCAATAGAACCAGGACCACTAATATATGAATCTATATTAGCATTTTCGTTTTTTACTAATTTAGCTTTTAATCTAACTAATTTATTATTAGCTCCTTGATCTTCTTGATTATTATTAAAGGCAACATTTTCATACTTAGCACTATCCGATTCAATTGGTAATAGACCGTGTCTTATGATATGGCCTCCAAAAGCATTAACTGGTACTTGAAGTAAAGTATTAATACCTCCATTGTATATACGAGTAGTACCTACATTAGCATTAAAATTATTACCACTTCCAAGAAGTGTACTAAAATTTCCCTGTAATAAATTATTTAAAGTAGATCCAGCGCCTAAAGGTGCTTCCAACTGTGGGTTAGATAACTGTAGTCCAACTTGTTTAGTTATAAACAATGGACCTTGTGGTGCATCTTTTAAGAATTTACCAATACGAACGAAGTCTTTAGCAGAAGCATTTGTTGCTCCAGTAAATCCTCCTCTAATTAAACCACCGTCTATTCCGATAACATCATTAGGATCGGCTTGTTGGTCTAAAGCGGCAGGAATAGGTGTAGTAATATATGGAGCCCCACTATCACCACCGCCTATTGTATCACGTCCGTATCTTAAATTCCTTAGATTGGTTAATGTAGCCTGTTGGAATATACCCATTATTAAGTATTAAGGGTGTGGATAATCTCTGTATCTAAGTCCTGGTGAATTTCTATATGGTGCTGTATTTGATGGATCTGCTTCTTCTAATCGCGATGGCGTTGGTATAAATGGTACAAATCCACCTGCTATTACTTGAATAGGTGGGTTTCCATTTAATGAGTACGTATCATGGCGAGATCCTGGAGGGTTTGGGTTAACGTTTGGTTGAAACGTTGGTGGTACTGCTCCTCCATTCCATTTAGGTACTGCATTAGAGTACGATGTTGGATTTTGTAGTAAAGTTACTAATGATGTTGGCATATTATTTGTATTTTAATGTTTATTATAAATATTAAATTAAGCTAAATTATAATTACCTTTAACTAATGCTGTACCTACTCTATCTCCTGACATAATAATGGTTCCAGATTTGTTATTAGTTTGTTGTACAAGTTGATTAGTAATTAATGTATTTTTGTTTAGATCTTTTAATTCGTTTAATAAAGCAGAATTGTCTTGAACAACTGCTGTTTGTTGTTTTGGTTGACGAATCATGTCTCCTATACCCGGGGCGACTGCTATATCATCTTTATCACTTAAAGAGAATAATCCCCCTTCTTTAGTTGATACCATAGTTTTACCTTTAGATGAAAACATATCTCCAGCAGGTGTAGCTACTTGCTCATTAGCGGCGGAGGCGGCTGCTGCTACCATAGCAATAGCCCCAACAATAGCGATACCAGCTAATCCAAAGGTAAGAGCAGATGCTGCTACTGTAGATTCAACAGCTAACAAGCCTGCTTGTACTGCGGAGGCGGCTAATCCTGTTACTAATTTAGTAAAGGAAACAGCAGCTATTGCTGTCATGACTCCATAAAGCGCCCAAGAGTTTTCTAACAAACTAGCCATCATGTCGGCTAATTGTCCTAAAGGACCTCCTGCTATTCTTCCAACAATGTCTTGCATTTTTTCCATAGCAAGATTAAATTTATCTTGAGCATTTAATGCTTCTACCCTATTAGCAACTTCCTCACCACTCATAGCAACAATTTGCTCTCGTGACATACCCAAATATTGTTGCTTCAATAATTGGTCTGTAAGTTCATCGGTGGTTTTACCCATCATGTCTGCTATCTTCTGTTGAGCAATAACGTTCATGTTAGAGTAGTTATTAAAATCAATTCCTTGATTAGCTAACTCTTTCATTTCAGTTGTTAAATCTCCAGTTAAGGCAGCAGAACGAGCACGTTCTAAATTAAATTGTTTTCCAGTAATTAATTCGGCTTGTAATTCGTTTTCAATAGATGATTCAAAGTCAAGTAATGCAGCTCCAGATTTTTTAGCGCTTTCTAAAGTAGTACCTAATAATTTGGCTTGAACAACAGCTTCAGTTAAGGCTTTAGGATTACCCTTTAACATAGCTAATGTTTGACCAGTTATTTTACCTACTTCTTCCATAACTTCTCTTTGGTCTATTTGAATACCATTTTGAGAAGATAATGCTTGTGTAGTTTGATAAACAGTATTTTTAACGTCTTTAAATTCTAATCCGTTTGCTTTAGTAAGTTTTGCTAAACCTCCAGCAGCTTCTTCACTAATCCCAAGTTGTTTAGTTAATTTAATGAACTGTATGTTCATATCATTACTAAAACGAGAATTAAACCCTAATTGCTTACCTAATTCAGTATTAGCAGCAACCATTCTTTCAGTGTTAACTGATATTTCACCAGAAGCTACTGCGGCGTCATTGAATCCTTGTCTTAAAGCGTATGCTTCTTCTTTACTTGCAACTAACCCTTTTTGTATTCTAACTACTTGATCAGATGCGCTAAAGGCAATTTTTTTAATAAATTCAAATATTGCTGAGAATGGGCTAAATAGGTTTTTTATATCTTTTAATCCGCTGACTAGGCCTTCAACTCCTCCTTTAGTTAAACTATAGGATAAAGATTGTTTTCTGGCTAGTTCTAAAATTTCTTTTCCTTGGCTTATCTCATTCTCATATTCTCTTTGTAAATTTTTATGAGCTAAAATAATTTCTTCAACCTTATCTAATTCTTGTTGTTTTTTAGTAAGTTCCTTAGCAGTATCTTTACTTGCTCTTTCTAAAATTGTAATACTTTTTTCTTCTTCCTTAATTTTTTCTTGAATAAGTTTAATAGCATCCTTAGCTAATCCCTTAGTAACTAAACTATTAGTAGTATCACGTCGATTCTGTTGACCAGCTAACTGGCGGCGTAGAGTGTCGATTTTAGTATCGGCTTCACTAATTCTAAGTCTTTTTTGGATTTCTTCATCTTCTAATTTAAGAAGATCTTTTTGAAGATCTTTTTGCCTTAAAGTAAATCTACCTCTTTCGCCAAACGATTTATTATTATTTTCAATATATTTTGCATACGTTTGCTCAATATTTTTAATAGCACTTAAAACCTCTTTTTCTTTTACACGTCCATTAACTAATCTTTGAGATATACTAGCGGTTTTAGATAAAGCAGCATTGTATCTATTAAGATCTCCGAATAGTTCTTTGTTTTTTCTTGCACCTAAACCTAAAGATTCGGTAACGGCTTTAACGTTTCTAGATAAAGATCTCGATAAATCTATAGATTCTTTTAAGGAATCATTAAATCTATTTAGTTCTTCATTATTATCTTGAAGATCTTGCTTATTAATATTGTCCGCCATAGTAGTGTATTATATAAATAAATATGAAAGCGCCCTATTTCTTGGGCGCTTTTGCTGTATATGTTGGATTTAATGGGGGTTTAACAGTCGTTGATGAAGCCGATTTCATAGATTTCTGCTGTTTTTCAGCCTCAGCATTTTGTTTTTCAAAATGTTCTCTTATTTTATTATAAATAAAATCACGATGTGAAATAGGTAAATTATAAACTGTGTTCCAATCATATCCTCCATTTCCATAAAATACTATTTCATGTATTCTAGAAAATAGATATTCTCGATATTTAGGCGTCAGGCCAAAAAAAGTTAATCCCGATAGGGATAGTTACGCCCTCCTGAACGTATCCATCTTTTTCTAGAGTTATTGTAGTTTCAATATCCGGAGATATTTCGTTATAATATTTTTTTAATGCTCTTGAATCAGGTGCTAGTAGATAATTATCTACGAAATCTGTAATTGATACTATGTCTGTCTTGCCGTTAACTGCAATTATCATGCGTTTTAAACGCGTAATATTCTCGAATGAGCCATTTGGGTCAATTTTCTGGAGTCCTTTAATTTCCGCGTCAATTGCTTTATCATCTTTACCTGTTAGTAATTTAAAAGTTATTATATTACCTGATTTAGGAAGTTGAAAAGTAAATTCGTTTTTACCTTTTTCAAATAAATTTTCATCTAAAAGTTTTTCACCTAATGTGGTTAAATCTAAGGTATATTCTTCATCATTACCTGTTGATTCATTTCTAAATTTAAATGAATACTCTTTTCCATATCCTAAAATACGAGCAGCAAATAAAATTGCATTTTTATCACCTGTAACTAATTCATCAATGTCGATTGGTGTTATAACTAGTGATTTTAATAGTTTATCAATAGCAGTTCCCTGCTTAATGAAGTTAATGTTAGTTAGGATATCTTCATCTCGTGCACTCATGTAGCGCATTTCAATTTCTCCTTTAGCTAACAACGATGTTTCAGGGTAAACAAGACCTTTTGATGGTAGTGTAACCGTTTCCGTTGGAATTTTTAAATCTGTCATAAACTTATTTTAATTTTATATATATAAATATAACGAAAAAATGTTTCTTGAAAAAGAAACCCGATATTTCTATCGGGTTTTTATTTAATTTCTAGGAGCATCTGTTCTATCTGAAAAGTAGCGATCAATATATCCCTTTATTCCGGAAACAAAACTAGATTTCTCTCTATCTGTTAGTTTATTGTAATCAGGTAACAGATCTAATTCATCTAACATATAAGCGAATCCTTTTTGCATATTGTCAACGCTGTTTCTATGTTGATCTACATTTCCGTCGGAACCTATGTTTCCATCAAGGGCTTCAGAAATGCATTCTCGAATTAGTTCTTTAAGAATATTATTCATATTAGTAATTTAAGATGCAATAATCCATACCTATTGTCAAAGTAAGGTTAACTGCTTCTGTATATGTTGACCAATCGTAATCGTCAAAGTTTGCTGTTTTAATGAAAGCACCTTTAACAACCCATTCTGATACTACGTCACCAACTGGGCCTAAAACATTAAATGTAATGTCTTTTTTATAGAAATCTGAGTAACCAGCTCTACCAGTGATTGATTCATATGCTAAACGAGCCCATTCCATTACTACTTGTGCACCTGATGGAGCAATTGGATCGAACAATGTGAATGTCATATCACCCCATAATCTTTTTCCGCTACGGATTTTTCTATAGGTGTTGATGTGGTCTAATATAATCTCTCCATCATCAAAAGTTACGGCACTAACACCTTTAATGATATATGATGGAATACCATTTACATACATTATGAACCTATTTGGTACTTTAGGCTCATATTGAGTGAACATGATTTCGTTTGCGTTTAATATAGGCATGTTATCTTGTATTTATTAATTTGTTTATTATAAATATTACTTATTATGGGAATGATACACCAGTTGGTAAAATTGTGAAATCTAATATTACGAATTCAGCAGTTTTAGTTGGTTGGATGTAAATTTGACCTACTAATTGGTTTCTATCTACAACACTTGGTGTGTTATTTGATTCATCCATAATTACTTTAAACGCATATAAACCTTGTCTTTGTACTACTGAGTCTAAGTATGGGTTTACTTGGTTTAAGAATTTGTTTCTTGTAACCGCTGTATTTTGTTCAAATACTAATGAACGAGATACACCACTAATATATGCTTTTAATGCAATTAATAATCTTCTAACATTTACTCTATCTAAAGCAGTTGCTTTTTGTTGTAATGTTTTCTGACCAAATACTACAACACCATTTCCTGGGAAGGTAGCTAATGGATTTACATTATCTAAGTATAAATTGTTTCTATCGCTTAATGATAATTTTCTTTCAACTTTTACTACGTTTGGAATACCACCTCTAGTAATACCTGCTGGAGCAAACCATGGAGCTGATACTTGATCTGAGAAAGCAAATACACCACCCATTAATACTGAAGCTGGAACCCATACTAATCTACCCATTGCTGAGCTGAATACTTGGCACCATGGCCAGTATGTTGCTGCGTAGCTAGAGTTTGAAGCGTTTGCTGCTGTTTTGGCACTTGTAACTGTCCCACCGTAAGGAACAGGATCAATTACTGCTAAAGCATCTGCTCTTCCTTCACATAATGCGATTGGATCAGCATTGTTAGCACCAATATTAATATTTGAATTTCCACCTGCTAAGAATAAACCAGGAGTCATTAGTAAATTAAATTGATATTCGTCTGAATTGTTTAATAAGTTGAGAGCTATTGCGTAATCTTCAGTTGTAAATCCTTGAGCGTTTGTTACACCACTAACAATATTTTCATACATGAATCTAGGTAATGTAGTATCTACTAGTCCACCATTAAATGCACCTGCTAAACCTCCGTCTCCATTTGCTGGTAAACTTCCACTAAATAGTGCTGATTGGTAGAATCCGTTATTATCAAATGTACCGTATTGTGCTTGAGTTACTACGGCAATTCTAATATATCTTGATGCATTTGGAAAATCACCAGTATAACTGATATATCCTTGACCATCTGCTGCTGAGTAAGTATAGACTGGTTTAGTATTACCAATTACTCTAGCAATATAGTTTGGTTGATTAACATCTAATGATAAATTAGTCCATGTTTCAAGAACGTTTGGTTGAGCATCTGTATCATTACCACTTCTTACAATTAACGTAAATGTGCCTTGTGTAGTATCTACGTTTTGAACTTGCCAACGAACGTTAGTAGCGCTACCGCTTACTAAAGCACCTGAAGATAATATAGATCCTGAGTTGTTCATTTGAGCACCCCAAGCTAGTGTTTCAACTTCAAAACATTGAGTACCATTAGCACCACCACCAAAGTTGTTAGAAATACTTGATGATAATATTTTGAATGAATTTCCTAATGCTTGGATTTCATATGGGTATCCTAAACTAGCTGTTACTGATAGATTTGTTGTAGATGAAGTTGCAGCAGTTCTAAATGTAGATTGTAATGAATTAATTTTAGTTGTAATATTATTCGCTGTATCTGTAGCTGTTGAACCCGTTGTAACAAAATATATTGGAGCCGCATCAATTAAAGTAGTACTACCGGTCATTATAAATTTACCATAAGAAGTAGCTGTAAATGTATCGTTAGCTGAACCGGTTAATATAAAAAATACAGTTCCTGCACCACCATCGTCTTTATGAAGGC